AGCTCCACCGTTTCATACAGTTTTTCTCGGTTTATGGTAACCTCCTCAGGGTTGACTGGGAGGTGGAGCAGGGTTCCAGTAGATTCATCGATCAGGTAGAAGTCCATACAGAACCACCCTTCATTCTCGATAGCATTTTACTGCCATTATATTACCACGGGAGGATTATCCATGACTATATTCTGTTCTCTATCGCATTTGCAAGCTCTCTGGTGATTTCCCACTTGACCTGTTGCTTGACCTGCTCTCCAACCTGCTCCGCAATATCCTCCACGTCAAGGCTGGATCCACTGATATTAGCAGTAATGTTGGCAATAGAAATGGGGACGTTCAATTCCTGCACCTGCCCGGATAATTCCGGACCGTAGTCAATCCCGTCATAGAGCAATCCAGTCTCCGCCCCAGATCCGGCAAGGGCTAGGGCAGGCATGGCCGGGCTAAACACATTATTTATCTGCTGCCACAAGCCTAAGCCCCGTTCTCGTATACGCTCAGGTGACCGAGAAAATGGAATCCCTGCTTCTGGTCCAGCCTCGGTCACAAGTTTAGAGCTACCAAAAATACCCCCTTCGGCATGGGGGGCAATACCAAGAAAACGGCCTGCCTGCTTCCATAGTTCAATACCCCGGTCTCTCATTTTACTGGACAGCGGTATGATGGCTTCAGGGCCAGCTTCAGCCACCACACCCAGGTGAGGACTGCTAAATATGCCACCTGCCGCGTGAGGCTCAACGGGAGTTGCCCTCGACGCCCCAAAGCTCGGCATCACAAAGGATCCCGCCCGGTTAGCCGCATCAGATAAGGCCCCGGCAAAGCTCAAACCTCTTGAGATAACCTCATTAGCCATATTTTGTAGGTTTGCTGAAAAGGCTGTTGCAATCCCGGTAATGGTCCACGCCTGCTCCGACCAGGCGCCCATCCGGGCAATGATTTCTGTTGCCTTTCCTTGCAGGTTAGTGTTGAACGCAGTAATAATAGCTGAGCTTGTAAGCATTGCGTCACTTGCTAAAATCGTTGAATTAACCATGTCCTCGTTGGCGTAAACCGCCGATTCGGACGGTTGCGGCTGAGTAGCTGGCACATAAGATTGCTGTGTCGTGGTCTGGGTATTATAAAACTCTTCAAATTGCCTATAATACTGTTCATACTGCTTAATGTCTGTCGTTGAGGTATCGGTTAGTGTTGTCGGGGAACTACTTGACTCTGATGCCTCAGCCTTTTTCGGACCAAATATACCTGTTATTTTTGATACAATCCACGTAATCAGGCCAGCTGCACCACCGGCTGCGCCACCAATAGCAGTACCCACTCCAGGCACAACAGAACCAACCATAGCACCAGGTATGGCTCCGAGTATAATTGCGCCAAGCGGGCTACTTTTCAAAGCCTCTCCGAAAGCAGACACAACACCTTGTCCGATAGCCTTGCCGACTGAGCCGCCTATAACTACCAGCGCGGGCGTTGCCCCTTCAAGTCCTACACCAATCAGTTCTCCTGTTTTTCTTCCGATTTCCTTAGCCACTTCACCGCCAGGCCCGTCCATCCAACCCTTAAACTCCGCAGACACCTCATTAAGCGCATAGCTTACCTTTTCGCCCCAGCTAAGGTTCTGGAATTTTTCATCTTGCGAAAGCCTATTAAAGAACTCCTCAACCTTTTTAGCCGCGCTTTCCATTGAGGCGATGATGGCCGGGGAATATTTTTCGGTAAACGAAGCAGCCCCCTCAGCCATTCGTTTGATCGTCGGCAAAAACGGCAACATTGCGGATATTTGGAGTGTTTCCAGAGCTCCCTGAAACTCTTCAGCTGCACCAGCTGCATTGTTCATTTTCTTCCTGGCAACTTCAAGAGCAGTAACTCTGCTCATTTCATCGTTGAACTTTTTGACGCCAGCCGCCCCTTCTAAGGCTATGATGGTACCAGCCCTAAGCGCATCGGAGCCGAATATTTGCTCAAGCGCAAACTGGCGCTCCATTGCCGTCATGTTTGCAAATGTTTTCTGCATTACATCGGCTATTTCTTCAAATGATTTAATATTGCCCTCTGCTGTAAAGAATTGATTGCCAACCCCAGCAGTAGTTAAACCAAGCTTGTCAAACAACTTTATTTGCTTGTCTGTCACTGGTATAAGGTTAGACAGGAAAGTTTTAAAAGACGTACCTGCGTCAGACCCTCTCAGTCCATTGTTAGCAAAGATACCAAGGGCAATATTGGTATCTTTTAGGGACATACCCAGCCCAGAGGCGACCGCCGAAGTCTGCGCCAAACCATAAGCCAACTCTTCCACTGATGTGGCAGAAGCGTTAGCCGTACCAGCCAGTATGTCAGAAGCCTGCGCCGCTGTAATGCCATCCCTTTTGAAGGCGTTTAAAGATGTAGACATGATTTCAGCGGCCTTTGCAAGCTCCAAAGAGCCAGCGGTGGCTAGGTTTAGGGCGGCCTCAAGCGCACCTGCCTTCACCTGCGCTGGGGATATGCCCGCTTTTAGAAGTTCCTCCATGCCTTTTGCGGCTTCAAGGGCTGAGTACTGGGTCTTTGCCCCCATCTCCATGGCTAATGCCTGCATTTCGAGCATCTCTTGACCGGTAAGATCCGTCAAAGCCTCAATAGAAGACATTTGAGCCTCAAAATCTACGGCTTTGTTTAATGACTTATAAACAAAAACGCCAGTACCAGTCGCAGCAGCCCCAACGCCAATCATTATAGCAGTTGGCAGTGACTTTATTTTTTTTGCAATATTTCCAAGGACACCGGACGCCTCGTCTTTTACTCTTACCGCAACCGCGACAACCTTATTAAGAGCCTTCATTCTGCCTTCAATTGTGCGAAGTGGGGCAGTTATACGGTCCTGGATAGTGGCGGTCGGACTGGCTTTTATGCGGTTCAACGCTCCCAAGTTTTTTTTTGTGGTTTCGGTAAACTTATCTATTGCACTAAGCTTACTCTTGGTGGTGTTTTCGCCGATGACATTGACCACAACGTCCAGTCTATACATTTCCTTTTCAGCCACGTTTCGCACCCCCCTTCTTCGGCTTGGGCAAACTATCTACTTCTATCCCGGTACTTGCTAACAAAAACAATTGCTCGCCACGCGGTAAATTGAAAAACTCACCGGGGCGCAGATGGTGCCGCACCCACATAACATGCAGCACCCCCGCCATACCCCCGGCTCTAATTAGTTTTTTACGTCGTCAACCTCAATGTTGAACCCGGCGAGGTCAAGAACCACCTCAGCCAGAGCCGCCTGCTCACCAGCCAGCAGTATTCGCTTGATAGCCTCACCGGAACTGGATAGCTTAAACCTGCTCAACAACTTGGCGTCTTTCCAGCAATCGGGGAAGCTCACAATGGTTTTGCGTTCCTCTACGTTCTCCCCGTCTACCTTCACGGTTTTCCCTGTTTTCACGACAACGGCGAGGCGGGTCGTAGCTATGGCAATGATTTCACAGTTAAACATATCGCCGTCAAAGTTCTCTTCCATCTTGCCGCCGCGCCCTTTGGTTTTGGTGGTACATTGCTCCCGTAGCCGGCTTACCTCTTTCGAGGAAAGCCCCTTTAGGGTACCTTCCAGATTGATTCGCTCCAAGCGGAAGTTCTTTTCCGGGATGCTTGCTTTTTCAAACAGCATATCCAGAGCTTGCTCTTCCGTCATCCCCTCGAATCCCATAAATCCCACTCTCCTTAATCGGCCTCAATCGGGTCCAGTAGTTCAACACCCTCAAACACGAAGGGCCACTCATCCTCGATTAGATCCCCAGCTTTCCAGTTGGCCAGAGCAATCTTTGTAAACTTGACGTTCTTCAGCCGAATGCGCTCATAACCGAAGGCTTCCGGATCATCCAGCTTGGTAATGAGCTCCGTGACCACAGCCCCACGCCGGTCATCGGTGATAGGCAAGTTGAGCTGGATGAGGTCAGAGTTACCTTGAAGCCAGTAATTGTTCCAGTTCCTTTCAAGCTGCCAAGTTTGTGCTGGGTCCAGCGGGTTCCGCAGACCAACACCTCTTTATAGTCAGGTTCCACATCCGCAGTAACTGCAGTCACGTTAGTCTGCCATTCCCCTTCCAGGTATAGATACCCGTAATGGCCGTTAACAATCCTTGAAGTGTCCAGGAAATCAGCCAATTAATCCACCCCCCTATAGCACGTAGAAGTTTCCGAAGATATTTTCCATCACGTCGGTCAGCCGCGCTCCGTAATTTAGGAACACTTGATCTGCCTCCGGCGTCATGGTCGCACCTTCCCCATAGTAATTCGGGTCAAGCTGTACGAAGTAGCCAGTATTCTCGATAACTTCACCTTTGGCCAGCGTAGCCATATATTGCATACAGGCCCCAATCAGCGCCAGGCGGCCCTCTTCGGTGTTGTTAACCTTACCGATGTAATTGGCCTCCGCCGTCCTCTGGAGATCCTCAGCAATCGCATCCATGACCCGGATGCCCCGGATTTTCTTGAAGGCGTTGTTCTGATCTTGACGTAAAGTCACCAAAGAGTTGATCCCCTTCAGAACCTTCACAATCAAGCCGTCATGGATTAGCAGAAACACCCCATTTTCCACCGCCGTCTTCATTTCCGTCTTGGTCCACCTGCGATTCACATCACTAAACGGGGCGGACGCGTAGGTAGTGGACTCTTTGAGCTTTTGCCCCGCAATCAGGCCGGCAACCCAGGCCGCCACTTCAGCAGAGCTATATTCCACGCCGCCAAGGTAGCCCCCACAGCCGACGTTTACGATACCCTCATAGTTAGACGCCGAACTCCTAGCCACTGCTTGGTCAACCGCATCCGCAGCCTTATCGACTGTAGCACTGCCCCCAATAACCCCGATAATGTGAGTCCCTTCCGAACGCAGACGCTGGACCCAGGCTTTGAAAGACGCTTGTAAACCAGCATCAGTTACCCCATCAAGCGTTACCACGTTGAACGTCTGAGCCTCCATCGCTTCAAAAGCATCAAGATACTTCTGGTTAGTGATTCCTTCAATCCCAGAATTACCGCCTTTCAAAGGCTGGGAAGTCACATCAGCCAGAATACCATTCCCTTCTGATAACAAGCTTGCTTTAATCAGTCTTTGACCATCGTTGTTGATAGCAGCAACAGCTGCAGCAATTGTACCACTCGGGAAGGTAAACACCTTTTTGAGCGTGGTTCCTTCATAGAGTTTAATATCTTTCTTGGTTTCATCGACCGGGTTTGCGGCGACTGTAATTTTAAAGTCATTTCCGCGCTCACCTTTATAATACCCCTCAATTTGCATCGCTGGCGCGGGTGGCTCTGCGGTATCGCTCAATATTAACGAAGCCGCTGCAGCATTTCCATTATCCAGCCGATAAGCAATAACTTCTTTGGCCCCACCCATTAAGGCAAATCGCAAGGTTTTGTAAGCCGTGGCGCCTTCAGTATCGTTTGTGGTAAATAAATCAGCAGCCTGAGATTCACGAGTAATGGTCGTAAAAGTTTCTATTGGTCCCCAGTGAGCCTTCACCGGCACCATAACGACACCGCGAGCTCCGGGCTGGATGGCGGCCAAGGCTGCCGCCCGGAAGTTCATGTACAAACCGGGTATTTTCGGTAAGTCTAAGATATCCCAAGTTCCGCCTGCCAATTATCTCACCTTCCTTCTCAAGAACTCTTTAATGTACGCCTTCACTTCGTCCACGGCGAACTCGTTGTTGGTCACTTCTATCCCGTGGAGCGCCCCTACAACGACCTCCCGCTTCACCCCGAATATTTCTTGGGACTGGGCTAGAAGTTCGTTGAGTGGGTATTTGGTTTCCTCTGCCAAACTTATCACCTACCCTTTCTTTTTCTTAAGTTTAAAAGCGACCTCCTGCATTAATGGAGCAGAAGTGAACTTCCTCATAACAACCCTGCTCAATACCGCGGTAACCTGCCCTGCCGTAAGTGCATCTGCCTGGAAGTTTGCTTTTACTCTTTCCACCGTCAGGTAGCGGGGCCGCTTTTCCTTCTCATCGGGGGTTTCATCTCCTTCCTCCACAGGTTCCTCTTCATCCCCGTTAGGTGGTTCGATGGGAGGTTCTTCCTCTTCTCCCGGTCCCTCGTTCTCGTTCTCGCTAAACTCAATTTTAAACGCATCCCACAAGCCAGCAACGATGGATTGAGCGCCTTTCAGCTGCCCGTTTGGAGTATCGCCCAAAACATGGCAGATTAAGGTCTTGGTTTCCTTATAGACAGCCCGATTAAGGTCTTGGATTTCCTCCCCAGCCTCCCGCCATAGGATGCAAGGCTTCTGGTATCCCAAGGGCCATTTATTTGTGTAGACCGTCCAGTTATCCAGAAGGCCCTCCGTCCAGCTTGCCAAGGCAGTAAGCCAGGGATCTTCAGGAGCCTTTTCTGCAACGGGGATGGGTTGTAATGCCAGGACAGTAAAACGCAAACCTCTGGTGATGATGTCCCACTCCACATCCACTACGTCATCTCCGACGACCCCCTCATAGATACAGGAGAAGGTTCCCCCAGATTCGGCGGTGAGGGGTTCCGAAAGGGTTTCGATGATACTTTGGGCCAGGGAATCCACGCTAACAAAGCTCGTCCGGGCCACGTTGGGCCAAATTTCAATATCCCGCCGGAACCCAGCCCAGTCACTCTCATCAACGTCTTTCCCCATGCTGATGACAATATAGGGCTTCTCGGTGTCAGCTCCCGCAACATGGGGTTCAAAAACACGCTCCCCAACTTCCGCAATCGCTGTGAGAGCCTCCCTTATCGCTTCTCTCATTTAGTCCACCAATCCAATACAGATTTTTTAATTTTCGGCAAGTTCTTTTCCAGGGTGGGGCCTACGATAGCGTAGGGCCGGGAGCCTGGATGCCTGACCTGCTTCACCGGGTGACGAGCCCCAGGCCAGTAAAGAGCCTTCTTATTTTTCGGCTTGATGATATGGGGTGGGGTCCCTTCCTCCAAGAATATCCCGTACTCGACCCCGTGGGACAAGTACAGCAGAAAAATACTGTCACCACTACGATCAACCCCAGAGTGGAGGGATTGCCGAGCGTGGGCCGTCCTATCCCGCCAGCTTGCCCCTAGCTTCGCCTCCCTCTCCAGATGACCAGCCCAGTTAAACAGCAGTGCGTGCAGATCGGCCTTTTTCCTCTCGATATGATCCTTCACTTTGGTAGTCGGAGACACGAGGCATCACCCTTCCCGGAGCAGGTTGTTTTGCTTCAGCACCATGTAGACCGCGCCTTCAAGCCTTTCAACTTGTTCCTCGCTGAGTCCAAGGCGCATAAAAACATCCATACAATGTAATAACTCATGGATGAAAACGGACTCCAGCTTGTCCTGGTCAAGGTCTTTTTGTAATCTAATTTCCTTATCGCTGCAATGGACCGCCTCGCCTATTAAGTCAGGCTTTTCGCGGTTAACAATATCGACCAGGCTCACCTTGTAGATAAACGGGCCAACTACAACGGTTTCCGGTATTTTCACTTAACTCTCCCTCTCCAAATCTACTTGATAACCCACAACTTCCCCACTCTGCAGCATCCTCGTAACACTCGCCACAACAAAGTGGCCCAGGCCGGGGACATCGAATTCATCCCGGACATTGGGTCCGTCCCGGATATCGGCGTTGTGGTCGGCCAGCATCCCAAAGTCGGTGACCTTCTCTTTGAGTCCTGACACGTCGCTGATTACCCTTACTATGTTATCCTTCTGCTGGAATATCCGCACGGTAATGGGGTCGAGTGTTGTCTTGCTCTCGGTGAATCCCCCGCCTTGGCGTATCTTCTTGGTGCGGTTGATTGTTATTGTAGTAGGGTTCTGTTGGATAGAGAAGGTTAGCATCCTGCGGCGTGTTTCAAGGAGTGACATGACATCACC